ACAGACGTTTTGTTCTTATATCAAACAAATTAGAGGATTCAACCATTTCAACTGACTCATAATACAGTTTCCTTGAGCAAGAGCCTGCTCCTGATGCATGATACCAATGCTCATTACCCTCATATCTATTTTTTCTATTCTGCTCCTGTAATTCATCGAGATATTCATTGTAAATTCCCTCAATATCTACTGGACTTTTAGCTCTTATCACTCAATTACACCTTTAGAGTATTTTTTAATTAAATCTCTTAACACAACAGCTGCAGAATTGTAGCCATTAGTTAAACATTTAGCTCTGAACTTCATCCAAGTACTTTTATCTATATCTTTTATGATATATGTAGTCTTATCACTCATTAATATTTCCCTTTCGTTATCTCTCGGTATGTATATGTAATATAAGCATAAACATACATAAGTTGTTAATTATTTTTCATCTTTTTTATTATATTTTTCTTAAATGCGTTATACTCATCTG